CCTTTTACAACAAGAGCAATGGCTTCTGGATATTTTTACCACATGGTCATAAGAGAGTACATGTAGATGATTTTGTATTACTAACAGAAGATAATACAGTTAAACTATATGACCCTATTGATTTTAAAAAAGATTTTGAATTAGTACCGTGACCCAACATCAGTTGGACATATGGCAGAAGCTGACAGCTGAGTCAGAAACCAACCTAGAAGCAAGGATTAAATTTGATAAATATATGGAAGAAAAAGAACCAGTAGTTACCGTTAGAGAAGTAAGAGTACCTACGTTTGGAGAACAATTAGTTGGATTGGATTTCAATCCAAGTGGAGATGAGGATGTGCATAGAGTAAAAGAATTAGCAGCAGAGATGGCTGAGATTCTTAAGCGCAGATACTCTAGTGACACAAGAACTCCAGTAAAAAGTTTGTTATTTGATCATGCGGTAGGTGAGATACTGAATGCTCAAATGGCAGTAGTTAAAGTAATAACAATGAAACCAAAAGAAAATGAATAAGCCATTTAAAATTCTAAGAGGGAGAACTATCCTATTAGATATTCCAAAGAAAAAAGAAACCGGTCTTCAGCTTAGCGCTAAAGATGAAGATGCTATCATGCAAGAAGCAATGAAGATGTGGGGCAAACTCAATGTCTTTGCTGTAGGTGATAAAGTAGAAGAAGTTAAAGAAGGGGATAAAGTTTATGTCCGCACAAGTGCACTTAACTTAGAAGTAGTTGAGCGTATTGACATTGACGGAGAAACTAAGCTTGTCCTTAATGAAGGTGATGTAGTAATTATCTGGTAAGATGGTAAACTTTAGCCAAGAAGCAGAAGAGCAATATGAAAAAATTATTTGCTCCAAAGAGGAGATCTCTGGTACCCCTGTTGATGTTAGTTCTAGGATTATTATTGTTAATGATGCTACAAGACCTAACCACTATGGTGGTAAGGATAATCCGTATGAGGTATTTAATGTTCTAGAGGCTTGGAAACTAGATAAAGATTTTTATCTTGGTAACGTAATCAAGTACTTAGCTAGAGCTGGAAAGAAAAATAAAACCACTGAAAAAGAGGATCTTCAAAAAGCTTTAGTATATTTACAAAGACGAATTGATTCCTTATGATCTGGTTGAAGATACTATTAGCAGCATTTGCAATTGGGGCAATTGCAATGTTCTGGATCATTGTTAACGCAATGACAAGACCTGTTTATAACAAGATGTACAACATGTATGTTGAGGATGAGAGAGGTAGAGCAATTGCTAATTGGACCATTGGGGCAATGATCTTAGTATCTTTCTTGCTAGGATATATGATAGGATAGCTTCTTCTTTAGTTTTAAATCCCCTACCCTGTCACAGTCCCTGGTTACTTAGCTAGGGACTTTTTTATGTAATTTATTTTTAGTATATTATAGTATGGCTGAGTTTAGTAAACAAGGAGATATTGCGGTAACCGGTACTGTTCTTTTCACGGGAAGTTCTGATGTAACTTCTTTGAGTAGAATTTTTAATATGAGGTTTAATAACCCAGCTGCGTACACTTTAAAACTTGAGAAGTTTGAATTTGCGTCTAGTATCACTACTGTAATATATGATTTAAGTTTAGCAGCAGGAGACATAGTAACGGATAACTTAAACTATGCTCTAAACCCAGGTGACCAGTTAATAGCTAGTTCTAATATTACAGGTACCACCTACTATTTATACGGAATAGATTATGCAAGTAGTTGATGCTAATGGAAATGTATTTGGTGCTGGTCTTGAAGTAACAGGATCAAATGGTAAACCAAAAACTACAAGTGGTGGTGTTACTGCCGTCACTGCAACCGGACCTATGGTATCAACGGGCGGCACAACGCCAAATATTAGTATGCCTGAGGCAAGTTTAGTTGCATCTGGTTGGGTGAGTTCTGGAAATATGCAGTATTTTGCAAATAAATTGAGTGGTGTTCACGCTCTTTTACCGCTTGTATCGGGTGATACAGTTTCAGCAGTTGTTAATGGGGGTGCTGGTACTAATGTTAATTCAACTATAAACCGTTTACATACATTCCCGTTTTTTCCAAATCAAAGTTTTACTAGTGCAAGTGTGAATATTAATGTTAGTACATTATTGCTTGGTGCAAATGCACGCATTTTGATTTATTCAAACCTTAATGGGAAGCCTGACCAAAAACTTTACGAGAGTGCCAACTTAGACTGTTCTACAACTGGAATAAAAACCGCTTTAGTTTCATTTAATTTTGATATGGGATTTACATATTGGTTAGCAACGCATTTTAGTGCAACGGGAGTAGGTGTAACTGGGCATACTGCGGCAAGTTTAATGAATATAAAAAATATTAGTACTTCTGTAAATTGTTCGAGTTATACATTGTCGGTTGCTTTTGGTTCTGCCCCCACTACTTTTGGCACTCCTACTGGAGCTACAACTACCGCTCCTGGAGTATTTATAACCGTAGCTTAACAACATAAATATGGCACAAATAAGAAACGAAATATATGATGACAATGGCTTGGTCAGAGTTGAATTTATTGAAGTAGATGAGCCTTCTCAGGAAGAACTTATTGCACAAAAGGAAGCAGAATTGCTTGCCATGTACAATGAACTACAAAGATTAAAAGATAACCAATAGTTTGTAATATAAAATATTTTTTGTATATTATATATGTATACAATTAATATTTATAACCATGGACATTTTAAATTTTATTTCTTGGATTAAAGCAGGAGAGTACAGAGCTACTCTTCCTACAGATACTACTAACCTTATTGCTATTGGAGCTAAAGACCCTAGCCGTGATGATGGCTACAGACCAATGGCTATTAATGCTGCTCCTTTGCAATCATTATATGATACAGCAAACGTAGCTCAAGCAACTCTTATTACCAATGCGGTAACTGTAAATGCACTTAACGGAGTTATTACTACTGTATCTTCAACTCTTGCTGGAGCTACTACAACTTTCTTTACAGTAAACAATTCAGATGTACGTGCTACATCTAAGATCTTGCTTACATTAGAATATGACGAAGCTGCTACTGGTATTCCTGTACTTAGAGTTGCAGATATTGTTGCTGGTTCTTTTAAAGTAGTTATTACTAATGCTGCCGCAGCTACTGCATTAAACGCTGCACTTAGAATTCACTTCTTGATTATTCAATAATTATAGGTAAATCATTCCCCTTATAAAAGGGGAATGTTTAACTAAATTAAAAAATTATGTCAATAGGAAACCTAAAAGATTACGGTAACAAGGGAAATAATTTTCCTTGGCAATACAAGATGCTTTTAGGTCTTGATACTCTTAATAGTAGCATTAGTGCAGGTAGTCTTGCTAATTCTAATTCAATGACTACTGATGCGTTTGGTAGACAAAGAGTTTCCAATCCATTTACTCTTTTTGATTCATCTCATAGATATAAAGATAATGGATTATGGAATACTTCTATTGCCAGTGGTGGATCTGCAGTATTTAGTATAAATGAAGGACTTGTAAATCTAAATGTAGATACTACAAGTGGTTCAGAAGTGCTAAGAGAAACCTCAAAGGTATTTTCATACCAACCAGGAAAGTCATTACTTGTAATGAATACATTTGTTATGGCTCCTGCTCAAAACCGTCTAAGACAAAGAGTAGGTTATTTTGGCAGAGATAATGGTTTATATGTTCAATTAAATAATACTACATTAAGCTTTGTAAAAAGAAGTTCAGTTACTGGGGCGCTTGTTGAAACAGTTGTTCCTCAATCATCTTGGAATGTAGACAAAATGGATGGTTCCGGACCATCTGGAGTCATCTTAGATATAACTAAAGCTCAGATCTACTTTATGGATATTGAGTGGTTAGGAGAAGGTACTGTCAGAATGGGTTTTGTTATTGACGGAGTATTCATTGTTTGTCATAAGTTTAACCATGCAAACCTCATCACCTCTACTTATATTACAACTGCCACACTACCACTAAGATACGAAATAACAAATACTGGAGTTACAGCAACTGCTAGTACACTAAAACAAGTTTGTTCAACTGTACTTTCAGAAGGAGGTTATGAACTTAGAGGAGCACAGCAAGCTGTAGGAACACCTATTACAGCCCCAAGAGCATTTGCTGTAGCAGGAACATACTATCCTATGGTAGGACTTAGATTAATATCAACTAGACTAGATGCTGTTGTTATAATTACTGCTGTTTCCTTATTAGGTATTGGTAATGGTAAAAACTATGCATGGAGAGTTGTTCAATCAGCTGCTATAACTGGTGGA